CTACGCTACAAGAGATCAATATTTTGTCTCTGAAACCATACTGTTCGTACCTATTTTCAAACTCTTCAAGGTTCATTTCTTTGCCTCTTTCTTCTCTGCCAAGGTCTTTTTCATGGATTCTGAAATCTTTTGCTTGGTCTCCTCGGACCTTTCATCCATCTCCACGCCCTTGTTCCACCCAGCACCTTGGCCGAACACAAGATTCGCCCCCCAGACCTCGGGGTGATCTTTCATGAACTGGCTCTTCTTGGAGATGACCTCTTCGGTCTGGAGCCTCTTTACTGCCTCGGAGAGCTTTGCCCTGCACTCCAAGGTCTTCTCCTTGCCCTTCTGGCAGCAGGCCTTGCAAATCTTGATAAGGCCATCCTTCATCCAGTCCTTTTTTGCCTTTACAATTCTTTCTTGACCGCACTCGGGACATTTGACTTGGTACATGGGTTTTCTCCTTCCCTAGCATAGTACCTTTCTGTCCAATTCCACGCAATAGAATTTTGCTACTTCCCGAAGCAGCCCCACGCAGAAGTATTTTGTCACTCAAAAGACAAAAGTACACAAAAAAACCCCCGGTCTTGCGACCGGAGGTTTCTTGTTCGGAAAACCCTTGAAAACAAGGGGTTTTGCCTAGATAACGAAATTGGCAATCGAGAGCCTTGCGTAAAACTTTGCTCCCTCTCTAAGCAACTTCTTCCCATACCTCGTGAGGATTCCCTTGCGAGGGCAGAAGGACTCGGGATCGAGCACAACTGGGGTCTGGGTGAGTGGCACGTACGGGCAGTAGAAGTAACCACTGTCCATGTAGCTGTCACCCTTGTAGCCCATGAGGATCTGTCCCGTCGGGAACAGCGGATCCTTGTAGAGCCTCCAGCGGTTGTTCACGGTGCCGACATACTGGATGCCGAGCGACGACGTGAAGCCTTCCGACGGAGCCGGAGCGAAACCAGCGGTGGCCGTCTCGAAGATCGAGGCGACTTCGGGGCTGGTCACGAGCCAGTTGCAGCCACCGCGGAGCGTCTTGCGATGCACCACGTTGCTGACCTCGACGACCTTGACGTAGAGGGACTCGTACTTTTCCTTGATGGTGTCACCAAGGGCGGTGTTGAAGTCCCACGAGGCCACGGTGCCGGCGTTGTTACGCAGGTCCGAGAGAACCTCACGGTCGATCTCGAGGTTGATCTCCTGTGCCAGGACGGCGGTGAGCTCAGCCTCGGCGTCGAGGTTGTGCTGCGAGCGGAGGTCCTGCTGGGCTTCGTAGCTCCAGACGGCCTTCAGCTTGCGGGTCTTGGCGGCGATCTCTTCCGACTCAACGACGAGGTTGATTTCGGGGAGGTCCTGGTTGCATTCCATGTTGTACTCGTACGAGACGACAACACGGTTGGCACCTGGGTCGCTGTTCCACGTCAGGGCCATCTCGCCGGTGGTCAGGTTGAGCGTGGCGCTCGTGACCTTGGCGGCGGGGGTGCCGATGTCGTGGAATGTGAACGAGCCCGACTCGCTGACCACGAAGGTCTGGACTGCCACGGCGCCGTCATAGACGGTACCGGTGACGGTGCCAGCGAGGACGGGGGTGTGCTCAAGCACGTGTGATGTGCTGGTGCCGCCCACGTCGGTTGCACTCGACTCGTTCTCGACGAACTGGTGCGAGTAGTACACGCTCAGGTTGGCGTCGCCGGAGGCGAGCTGCTGGAGCGAGTTGGCGTCGTCGGTCGGGAAGCCGCTCTTGGTGGCTCCACGGACGCTGCCCTTGTTGCTGCCGTATCGGAAGCGGAGGTAGTAGACGAGGCCGGTCGGGCCGAGCAGTGGCTGGACCGAGACGACCTTGTTGGCTATCAGCTGCGGATAGATACGACGGACGAGCGGAATCGAGATCCTCTTGAACTGGGCTACGTCGCCCGAGTCGGTCGAGGACTCGTTTATCAGGCGCTGGTTTTCGAGGAGAACGGCAGTGCAAGAACGTGTGTACTTGTCGCTTATGTTCTCTAGCAAACCTGTCTGCGCCCAACGAGATTCCAGCTCCCTTGCTTCATTTAGGAACTTTGCATTAGCTTGCATTTGGTTATTCTCCTTGGTTTAACTAGAAATGGTATCCTCAGTCTTCCTTCTTCGTTCCGGCTAGTACCTGCATTTGACGTAGCAGGTCCGGATCGATGCTCTCGACTAAGGTGTTGTCAACGTTGTTGGCCTTTGCAGGCTTGGTGGTCTTGTCTCCGGTCCATTCGGCGACTACTTCCGCCTCGTTGACGGCACGTCCTCTCCCCTGCACATTCTTCGCTCTTTCGGTTCTTTCTTTCTTCTCTGCCCTTACCGACTCGGTGATTACCTTCTGGCTCTCCCTGACGGCTTCGGTGAGTTTGGTGTTCTCGGCGCTGAGGCGGATGTTGCGAGCCTCGAGGATCTTGACTTGGGCCTTGATCTCCTCGGACTTGCGGGCCAGTTCTTCGATCTTGCCCGAGTCTGTCGCAACGATCCCGTCCTCGCCGATGTAATTGGCCACGGCCTCGACGATCTTTTCGAGGGTGACCTTGTGTTCGCTGGTGCGCGGGTCGCTCTCGAGCTCCTTGCGGGCGCTCTCGTAGATCTCCGTGCCCTTGTACTGGAGGAACTGGTCGACCTTGTCGACCATGTACTCCTTCATCTCCTGGAGCTTCTTGTCGAAGCTGTCGTACATCTCGACTTCCAGGTTCTCGTTCTTTGCCTTCTCGGCCTGGAGCATCTGGTAGGCCTCTTCGTAGCCCTCCTCCATGCTGCTTTCGAACTCCTTCTGCTGGGTCTCAAGGCGGGCGCGCAGGTCCTGTATGATCGCGTAGGCTTCCTTGTAGCCCTTGATCGCGGTCTCTTCGGCTCCCTTGAGCTCGTCGGACAGCTCGGCGTACGCCTCTTCGAGCTTGGTGTTAAACTCGTTCTCGAGCGACTGCTTCGCGGACTCAAGTTCCGTCTTGACCGCTTCGGTCACATCGGCTACAGCGTCCTCGGGGAGCAGCTTAGTCAAAGCTTCAACTATCTTTTCCATTTGGTCAACCTCTCTTTATGGCTTTGGCCTGTTTCTGGATGATTCCGCCGAGGGCGGCAAGAATTATGTCCTTGTTCAGGATATGTATGCCGCTGGCTTCATTTTTTACCGACACTCGGGCTTCCTCCGGGGTTCCCGTGTGCGCCGTGCTTTCCTTGGAGACCACTTTCTCCTGGAATGCCTGGCTTGTGCTCGGGTCGGCGACTGCGTCGAAGGTGATGAGCTTGTAGCTCTCCCCGATGACCAGGATGCCTTCCTCGTTCACCTTTCCGTTGCCCACGCCTCGGCTGCTGATGCCGACCCTGACGCCGTCGTTTATGAGCGCCTTCAGGATCTTGCCGTGTGGGGTGTTCAGTATCACGCCCTCGCCCATGAGGGTCTTGCCTTCCCACCAGAGCCTGCTGATCTTGTGGCTGGCGTTGGCGAAGTGGACGATCGAGTCGGTGGGGTGGTCGAGTTCGCCGATCAGCCCGCCGTTCTTTATCGTCTCCTGGAGGCTCTTCACGTTGTCGTTGAGAACGTTGAACGGATAGGTCCTCTTGTTCTTGTTGATGGCGTCGGCCTCTTGGAACTTGCCCCTGAACTTGACGATTCCGCTGTTGCCGGCGGACTCGTGCAGGTCCATCTCGTTGAGGATTGCGCAACCGCTACCTCCGAGAATGAGCCTGTTCTCGAACACCGACCCTGGGGTCATTTCGTACTCTAGAAGAAGTTTCATTTCATTCCTTGACGGACTTCGGGGTCACCGAGCCCTTCGAGTAGGGGTTCTGCAGGTTCGGCCATGTCTCTTCGCTCCCCCAGTGGGCGAGCTGTCCGCTGTCGGACTCGACGTCCTTCTCGCCGACGATCTTCGGAAGGTCGGCCTTGGGGATGTATGGGTTGTCGATTTCGGGGTAAACGCCGTCGCCACCGAGGTTGCTCCAGCCGTCGTTGGCCAGTTCGCTGGCGGCCGAACCCTTGTAGTCCTTGCCGTCGCTCGTGTGGTGCTGTTCGGGGGTCGATCCCTCCATGTCCGCTGGGGACTGGGAGAATCTGCCCTTCTTCGCCAGTTCGGGGTGTTCGCCCGTGCTGGTCACGACCGGCTCGGATGTCTTCCACTCCTCTGGCTCGGTGGCCTCGACCACGTCGTAGAGCCATTCGGCGGCTTCCTCAAGGACTTCGATGTCCTGGTCGGCCTTGCCCGTCACGATGGGCAGGAGTGCGTCGAGGTGGCTTGCCGTCTCGTTGGCGACATCGGCGTTGCCCTCTTCCCTTGCGAGTTGGTGGACGGTGCGAAGCGAATCGTAGACATCTACGAACGCCTGCATCTCCAGTTCGGCGGACTCGTCGAGCCTGGCGTAGAACTCGTCGGCGATGCGACGGAACTCTGCGTAGGGGTCGGCGGCCTGCTCGTTGAGCTTTCCGCCTGCGAGTCGGACGATCTTGGTGACGCGGTCGATGAATGATTCGTGTGCCGTGCGGAGCAGTCCTTCTGCGATGAAGCGACATGCCTCGTCGTCGAAGTTGCTGTCGCCGTTGGCCTGGAGGGCCGACTTGATCCTGCCTGCGAGTTCCGACTCGGTGAGGTAGACCACTCCCGGGAAGCGGGCGACGGCGTTCTCCATGGCGTTCTCAAGGCTCTTGTTGTCGCTGAAGGCGTTGAACTTCCTGAGTTCGGAGGCCGCCTTGGCGAACTCCCCGCTCTCGTGGATTCTCTTGGCATCGCGCCTCTTGAGGACGACGTCGGTGTTCATGGTCTTCCAGTCGAACTTGAGCACTCTGGCCTCGTTGCGGAGGGCCATGGTCGGCACCCTGACGGAAGCGACCTCTCCCTCCCTGTGGAGGACGCGGACCTGGTCGACATCGGGACCGTTGACCTGCATGTTGACGAATCCGAGGACGTTCTCCGCTATGACGTTCCACTCCTTCATATGCTTGCCGAGGGAGCGGTTGACCTGTGCCCTCTTGGAGGCCAGGAACTTCTTCAGTCCGGCGGGCATGCGACGCTGGTTGATCTTCTTGCTGCGCATGCGACGGGCGGTCTTGCCGCTGGTCTCGTGCGTCTTGGCGGTCGTGTTCCATCGGGCCTTGCGGTAGCCGACGGTCTTCATCTTGCCGCCGACCTTCTTGCGGATCGGGACGCTGCGGAGCTTGCGCTCCTCGCTGAATAGCCCCTTGGTGCGGGGGAGTTCCATCCACTCGCCGAAGAGCCTGTCGGCCTTGCCCTGGTCGCTCTCGACGAGGGCGTCGATCATGCTGGAGAGGATTTCACGGCTGGCCTTGACCTCCGATTCCTCGTTTATGACGAGCTGTTCGACGTCGTCGAACTGCACATAGCCGTTCTGGATGCCGTACTTGGCGTGGACGAAGTCGCCCTCGGACGACTCGAACATCACTTCGTCGTGGCCGAACGACTCAAGCGCGAGTCCGTCGACCCCAAGGACCTCGGCGAGCAACGGCGCTGCGGCCTCAAGCTCGGTCTGGGCGTTGGAAAGGGACTCCTCGCGTATTCTGCGGAAGGCGTTAAATTCGATGAGTTTTCTTTTCATTATATCTCCTGGTTCTTCTTCGGCCGCTCTAGAAAGCCGGAACTAGTGAACTATGTATGCTCCTGCGTCCGTTTTTTGCACGGGCGCGCATCTGCACCCTCGCGGATGTAGGTTAGTTATGCCTATTAACATATCTTTTCGAACGGACGTTGCGATTTTCTTCCTTTCTCCTTACAATCGTCCTCATGAGAAAAGACTTCAACCCTTTCGACCTCAAGAGTCCCCCGGCGGACTACCAGTCCTTCTTCAACCTGCCCTACTACTACATCGAGCGGTTCGGCTCCCACCCGAATGTCTACGACTTCGTGTGTCAGGTGTCCGACAAGTCCCTCGCCGCGGTGGAGAATGCGGGCGGGGAGCGAATCTTCCTCCTTGAGAGCGAGAAGATCGTCAAGGACAAGCAGGTAGTGGGTCCCTCCGAGATTTGCTACAAGCTCGGCGACGCCCTCGTCCACTTCTTCAGAAGGGAGGGGGTCCTCCACCGCATTGAGTTCCTGCGCGACGATTTCGACAAGGACGACGACGAAGAGGAGGACGCCCCCAGGGAGGACTCTGGGGCTGATTCCTACCGCTGCAAGGTTCTCTACGCGAACGACGTGGACTGCAGGAGGGTGGTCGATCTCATAAAGCGCGAGCCGGAGCGCAAGCGCAAGGGCAATGTCCACCTGCTCTGCAGCATGGACGGCATGCTCATGCTGCAGAGGTTCGAGGTCAAAACTCCCGCCGAGGCCGACCTGGAGCTCAACTACGGACGCGAGGCAGCCATGAAGTTCGAGAAGGTCTCGGACGCCTTGGGTTCCAACAGGAACGGCCTCGTACTTTTTTCGGGCGACCCTGGCACTGGAAAGAGCACCTTCATCAAGCAGCTCACGAAGAAGACCACCCGTAAGGTCATATACCTATCCAGCGGAGCGGCGGAGCAGATAACGAACCCCGACTTCCTCACATTCATGATGAGACACAGGGACAGCGTTCTCCTGCTTGAGGACGCGGAGAAGGTGCTGCGAACCAGGGACGAGCAGGACAACACGGCCATAAGCAACATCCTGAACATAACGGACGGGATACTCGGCGACTGCCTCAACATCATGGTCGTGGCGACGTTCAACATAGACAGGGAGAGGATCGACCCGGCGCTCGTTAGGAAGGGCCGTCTTCTGGTCGAGCACCACTTCGGCCCCATTTCGAAGGACGCGGCCGATGTGATCTTCGAGAAGATGGGGTCGGAGCGGAGGGCCTCTGGTCCGATGACGCTCGCGGAGATATACAACGAGGAGGACAACTTCCATGAGGAGGAGGAGAAGCGGAAGGTGGGCTTCTAGTTTCCCATCCGACGGGACAAGTCCCGCGCCCAGCGTACGGTTTCCGCCTCCTCGGGCGTCAGGGGAACCTTCTTGCCGTTGACGATTGTCACGACTCCTCCGGTCATGTGCCCCCTCAAGTTCCCCCATTGACTTCGTGGTATCCCTACTCTACGGGCGGCCGACTGGAGCTTCTTTTCCTTCGCCTCTATTCCGCGTCCTTCGTCGTCGATATCCGCGGCCGCCGAGGCGTGACCCCGCAAGGGGTTGGGCATCTTCGGTAGCATTTTGCCGCCCACGCCCATCGCCCCCGCTCCGAGCATGGCGCCGAGGGCCAGGTTTTTGAAGAAGCCCTCTTCGATCGTCCCCGGGTGGTTCTCTTCGACCCACTCATGGAATGTCTTCATTTACTTCTCCTCGCCGTCTTTGGCCTCTTTTCTCTTCTGTTCAAGGTTGGCCTCAAGTTCTTTGAGCGACAGGTACAGACTCTTCCTCTCCTCCAGAGTGGGCCAATCGCTTGCTATGTAGCCCTTCAGTTCGGCTATCTTGTTGACGATGTGCCATTCGTCCATCCTGACCTCCCCTGATCAGCCCTCCTCGCTCCAGTCTATGTCCTCTCCGTCGACCACCCTGCTGTAGTCCTCGATGCCCATGTCGTATTTCTTGATTTCCTCTTCCGTGGGCTCCGGGAGTTCGGGCGGCGGCGTTCCTCCGTCTTCCTTCGGCGGTTCCTCCGATCCCTGTTGCTCTCCTTCTCCCTCCGGCGGCCCCTCCATCCCCGGTGGCTGATCGCCTCCGATGTCGGGCGTCGGACCGCCCATCTCCGCGCCCATCTCCTGGCCCCCGGGATCCGATCCTGGCACGCCCACTCCGAGGAGCTGCGGGTTCTGTCCGATGATCTGTATCTTGAGGTCCTCGAGCTTCTGGATCTTGTTCCTGCTGATGATCCTCTGTGCCTCCTCGTCGGAGACGCGCATGTACCTGGTGAGCAGGTCGAAGTCGCTCATGAGCATGCTGCTCTTGAGGGAGGTGACGACGCTGATCCTGTTGTTCATGATCTCCGCCTCGCTGAGCTCTTTCCAGGATGACGGGGGAGTCATCTCCACCCTCAGGTCTTCGTAGGTCTCCGGCGGGAAGCCCCTCATCTCAAGGTGCCTCTCGCAGACCTCCATGATGCCGTCCTCGACGCTGGCCTGGATCCGTTCCACCATCCTGGCGAACCTTGCGTCCTGGGCGCTGAGCGTTATCCTGGTCGAGCCCACATCCTCGTTGTTCATGTAGTTCTTGGGGAAGTTGAGGGCGGTGAACAGCTTGTTCCTGAAGTAGATGGCGTCGTCGATCTCGCCGAGGTTCTGGGCGCCCGGCAGGGTCTCGATCCTCGTGTTGGCGTTCGGCCTGACGGGTATCCAGTAGTCCTCGTCCGCCGCGGGGGCGTGCCACCTTTCTTCGACCGCATTGGCCCCCGTGCCTCTCCCTGCCTGAACTTTCTTCTTTCGGAACTGATCCTTCATCCTCTCGACGAACGCCTCGGCCTTGAATGGGGGGAGTTGCCCGACGTCTATGTAGAATATTCTTCTCTCCGGGGCTCTCACGAGCCTGTAGACGAGCATCGCGTCCTCCATGAGGCGGAGCTGGTGTGCCGGGCCCCTGGCGGGCTCCATCAGGCTCTGTCCGTAGGGGTAGAAGGTCTTCCGCTCCTCCCCGAGGTACATGTGTATGACCTGGCTCGGCGCAAACCTTATCGCCGTCGACTGTGCGAGTTCCATCTCGCTGGCCGTCGTCACTGTGCTTCTGGTCAGGGCCTGGTAGTCCGGACCCTCCTTGCTCTGTTGGTACTCGACGACCCTGCCCTTGGTCGTAACTATCTTGAACATGCTCTCTGGAGGCAGCTCCTGCACCTTCAGAACTCCCTGTTTCGGCTCCTCTGGATCGGTTATGAGTTCGTAGAATGCGTCGCCGAATATGCAGAGTTTCTTGACGAGTTGCCAGGCCCTTCGGTTCAGGTTGAGCATCTTCCTGTTGAAGCACAGGAACTCAAGTTCCTTCTTGACCTCTTCGTCGCCGACGGAAATCCTGAACACATTTCCATGCTCGTTCCTCTGGCAGTTGTGCATGACGACGCTGTCGGTGCAGAAGTTCTCGTGGTCCTTTACGCTGAGGTCGTAGACTTCTGCGTCCTCTCCCTCGATCACACCGACAACCCGCCTTCGGTCGTTCATCTTGCCGAGCCACTTCAGTTCCTTGGTATTGAAGCCCTCCCTGCCTATCCAGGCCCTCACGCTGTTCCAGGAGTGCTTCATGATCCGCCCGACCTTCCTCGTGCTGAAGCCGGAGGCGAGAAGCCGCGTCGCGAGACCCACCTTCTCGTACCGCTCGCTTTCTCCCTTCCATTCGTCTATGAACTGCCTTTCGTGCTTCCATCCGTCGAACGTGAAGATTCTGGGGAACTGGCCGGTCTTCAGGGCGTTGAGCCGTTTGTTGGGTTGCATCCTGTAGAAGGGCATGAGTTCGTCCCCCTTCTTCAGGTCCCCCGCCTCGACCCACTTCTGTTCGCGGGTAAGTATCCTGTGGTCGCGCGTGACCACGAACCTGTTCCCGTCGTCGAGCAGAACCTTGACCGTCTTCTCCCTTTTGACGACCCTCGGGTCGTACGCCCAGCCGAGCGTGTAATCCTTTTTGGCAAAATCCCAGCAGTACACGAGGAACGGACTCGGGTTCTTCTTCCATCTCTCGGTCAGCCAGCGTATTGTCTTCTGTCCGTCGAAGAGCGTGGAAATCCTTGTGTCCCCGTGGACGCACGCCTCGTCGCTGATGACGGTCATGGCCATCTCGACCTCTGCCACGCTTCTGAGCCTCTCGTACTCCTTGTAGCGGCTCTGGCGGTTGGTGACGGTCGACAGGTCTATGAAGTCGTTGCTGTCGTGGAGCCGTATCTGGCTCCTCGCGTCCCCGAAGGCGTCGCTCCGCAGGTCGGGCATGGCGTCGGGCACGACGACGCCTGCGCCCGTGAGGTTACGATTGTCGAGCCTCTCGAGCGGTCCCTTCTCGAATTGATAAGTCCAAAGTCTATAGAAATCCCACCAGGCCATCTGATTCCTCTCTGATTCCTTCCGGACGCCGCTCCACTATTCTAGCTTGGGAGGGGCAATACCGATTGAAAAAGGTCTGTTTCGTAGTTAGTCATCTCGGTTCAGGTTCCGGAGGCCTCGTAGCCAGTTTGAATTCGAACCCCCGTTGTGAGATACGGGAGTCCAATGCAAGGTACGACGGCGCCGCCTCTGTGAGATGGCTTTTCAGGATGGGACACAAGTGCAGAGACGCAGGGGCGGTCTACGGGGATCACCTTCTGTACAACGCGTCCATCTCCAACAAGAGGCTCTACGGCCTCTTCCGCACGCTGTTCGTCATAAGGCCCGCCCGGCACTCCCTGAACGAGATAATCAAAAGGGGCTACAACGAGCAGGGGGCCTCCTCTTACTACCGATTTCGGATGAGAAGGATCTGTGAGATGGCCAAGAGGTGCCCCGGCGCTGTCCTCTTGACATGGGATGATCTTGCTAAGCAGCAATCCATGGATATAATTGGCGACTACCTCGGCTTCTCGACGCCCTCGGACCCCCCTAACCTTACGTATCCGGAAAGGGAGGTCTGCTCGGAGAGCGTGGTCGACGAATGCCAAAGGGCCTACGACAGGTACTATTTCTACCTGAACGGCCTAGATCTCAGGAGATTCAATGAACAAGTTGGTTGAGACCGAAGACTATGTCGTCTACGACGACGTCCTAGAAACCCCCCAGTTTGAAGCCATGTGGAACGCGGTTCAGCAGGAGGAATACCTCATGCCGCACATCTCTGGGTGGTCGAAGGTCTGGAGGTTGACCGACGGCACCTGCATAGGGAGCAGGGACTACGACTCCTCCAAGTGTCCGATTGGCAATTGGGCCGACCTCATGAACATGATGTTCACCAATGTCGCCCACGCTCACGCGAACATCATTCCGAAGTGGGCCAATATAATCATCAGGTCTTACCTGTACCCGAGGGGCACCAAGCTCTCCTGGCACAACGATCTTGGCTACGCTGGCGCGGCAATATACTACGTTCACCCGGAGTGGGCCAGCACATGGGGCGGGGAGCTCTTCATCGCCAAGACCCCCGACGAATCCAATTATTCCCCGCCGCACCTCGACCACAGGCGGGAGGACAGCTTCATGGCCGCATACGGAGTGGGAACCTACATCACCTGCAAGCCCAACAGGCTCGTACTCACAAGGCCTGGAGTCTGGCACAGCATCAACAGGGTCGACGATGACGCGGGGGACCACTGCCGCGCCTCCGTGGTCGGATTCTTCAAGGAGAACTCTTGAAGATATCGTTCTGCACGACCTGCATGGATCGTCTCTACCACCTGAAGGAGACGTACCCGGCCAACCTCCGCAACTCCCTGTCCTACCCCGACGCCGAGTTCGTTCTGGTGGACTACGGCGGGAGAGACGGTGTGGCCGAATGGGTCGAGGGCAACCTTGGCGAGTTCCTCGACTCCGGCAGGCTCAAGTTCATGAGGGCCGACGAGCCTCGTTACTGGGTCGCCGCCCACGCGAAGAACATAGCGCACAGGGCCGCCACCGGGGACGTACTCTGCAACCTCGACGCCGACGTGACGCTCCCCGATGGGTTCTGCGAGTATGTGCGGAGGTCCTTCTCAAGCGGCAGGATAGTCATGTCGTTTCGAAGCGAGGACGCTGACGGCAACAACGGCTGTGCGGGCTTCGTCGCGGCCACGCGGGAGGACTTCTACTCCGTGAACGGCTATGACGAGAACATAAACCTTGGATGGGGATACGATGACATGAACTACCAATTCAGAGTTCGCATGCACAACAATCTGGAGCTCTTCACCCCGCCCCCAATTCTCTCCTGCATCCTGCACTCGAACGAGGTGAGAACCGCCAACTGCCAACTCAAGGACATAAATGAGACCATGGAGTTGAGCAAGAGCATGTGCGAGGATGTGGCGATCAGCAAGGACTATGTGGCCAACCAAGGGGTCGAATGGGGCCAGGCCAAGATCAGTCTCGTTCTTCCTGCCTGATTGATCCGTCTTTGAACGGGGCAATATGCTTTAGTTGGACTCTTTTATTAGATGATGCTGTGTAAGACATCTTTAGAGTCGGGCGGTTTTTTGAGGCCGTTGCTTGTTCCGCCCTCCTCGATGATAGGACCGTCATTGAGCAACCCCACCATCTTCGTCTCCGAGGAGAACGAGATTTTCGTGGGATTGAGGAATCTCAACTATGTCCTTTATCACAGCGAGGGAGGCCAGTTTGAGCACGGTTGGGGCCCCCTGTGCTACCTGCATCAAGAGAACGACCAGAGGTTGGTCACAAACAACATCATATGCAGTCTGGACTCAAACTTCAGCATAATGTCGCATGATTTGATAGACACCTCCTTCTTGGACGAGACGCCTCTTTGGGAGTTCGTCGGCCTCGAGGACGGGAGGCTAGTCGGGTGGGACGGCAAGTTGTTCTTGAGCGGGGTGAGGAGGGACACCACCATGAATGGCGTGGGAAGGATGGAACTTTCCGAAATCGTCAGCAAGAAGGACAAGGTCATAGAGCGGAGCAGGGTGAGGATTCCCGCCCCCGGACTTGACAACAGCTACTGCGAGAAGAATTGGATGCCTGTCTTGGATCGGAAGTACACTTATGTGAAGTGGACGAACCCCACGGAAGTGGCAGAATTCGATCCGGCGACCGGCACTTGCAAGACAGTAATCCTCACCGATCACAAGCCCTTCGGCACTTCCGACCTGAGGGGAGGCTCCCAGGTGATCCCCCTAGGCGGTTACTACCTGGCCCTGGTTCACGAAGTGTATATGTACAGTTCGGAGGCCGGCAGGAAGAACGCCGACTACAAGCATCGGTTCGTTGTGTGGAACCAGGACTTCGAACTGCTGGAGGTGTCCGACGCCTTTAAGTTCATGAACGCGAAGATAGAGTTTTGCTGTGGCTTGGCGGAGTGTCAGGATAAGTTGCTGATAACCTTCGGATTTCAGGATAACGCAGCCTACCTCCTCGGCATGCCCAAGCAACTACTCGGGAGGTTTCTCAAAAGCTATGAATGAAGAGCTGATCGCCTATGTTAATGACCCCGAGAACGACTCCGCAAATTTCAGGCTGGCGGAGTGGTACGACAACCAAGGCCACCTGTCCCCGGCCTGCAGTTACTACCTGAAGTGCGCCGAGCTGACCAAGGACGAGACGCTGGCCTACGAGTGCCTGCTTCGCCTGCACGTGTGCTACAAACAGTTGTCCAACAGGGACTATACGTGCGAGAGCCTCCTGAAGAGTGCCCTGAACCTGCACCCGCGTCGGCCGGAGGCGTACTTCCTGCTCAGCCAGCTGTACGAGCACAAGGGCAACTGGGTGGACTCCTACCTGTACGCGTCGATCGGCCTCGACCTCTCCGACCGAAACCCATCAGGTCTAGGCCGTGATTTCGGATACGAGTCGGAGTACATGCTGCTATTCCAGAAGGCCATCTCCGCGTGGTGGCGCGGAAAGCCGAAGGAGTCAAGGATGCTTCTCAGGAGACTCAAGGACGAGTACGGAGACAGGCTCAACGAATACTATTTCAAACTCGTCGAGAAGAACCTAATAACGCTGGGGTCTGGGCCTGAATGGGAGAGCTGCGTGAGGTACGACAGGTCCGAACGCGACCTGAGGTTCCCGTTCCCCGGCTCCGACGAGATCGAGGCCAATTTCTCGCAGGCATGCCAGGACCTCTTTGTCCTAGCCGTTCTGGGCGGGAAGCGAGACGGCACCTACTTGGAGGTGGGATCGGCACACTCGTTCCACAACAGCAACACGGCCCTTCTGGAGCGTCTAGGCTGGCGTGGCGTCGGACTGGAGATGAATCCCGAATTGGCGGAGATGCATGCGAGGGAAAGGAAGAACAGGGTTCTGTGCGAGGACGCCCTCAAGGTGGATTACGACCGGCTTCTTGACCAGGAGTTCGGCGGGGGCTTGGTGGATTACCTACAGCTGGATATAGAGCCGTCCAGCACCACATTCGAGGCCCTCCTTCGCATCCCCTTCGACAGGTACAAGTTCCGCGTCATTACCTACGAGCACGACCACTACGTGGACATGACGAGGACTTACAGGGACAAGAGCCGCAGGTACCTCAGGAGCCTCGGCTACACGCTCGTCTTCAACGACATCGCCCCAGTCGACGGTTGCAGCTTCGAGGACTGGTGGGTCAGGGAGGAGCTCGTAGACGGTGGCATTCTCAAGAGCATCCTGGCTTTCCCGAAGGGCGAGGTAAACCTGGTCCGCGATGCCATGCTTAAAAAAAAATTGATGGAAGGCTGACTGGCATCGGTCCCGTCAACTTCGTCAGCATAGAGGAGTCGGAGGACCGAAGGGAGAACTTGCGGAGGCAGTTCGCCAAGCATGGCGTGACGGAACTGGTTCCCCATATATTCAAAAGGTACCACGAATGCGGCCACAAATTGAGCGGAGGCTTCGTTCACGACCTCCACGAGAACAGCAAGG